GGAAAGAATACCGGGAATACCTTTATCAGATAGTCTTGTGCGTATGCTTGTTGAGCAAAAGGAAGACTATGGGTTTCAAAATTGGGTAGTGCCTAATCCCTACAAGCTAGAGCCTTATACGGAACAAAATATATCTAGAACTTTTAGAACCATAATGAATGAAGCAGAGCTACCTAAGAGCCTTCAACTACGAGACATAAGACGAACAGTTTTAACTGACTTGGCAAATCATGGAGCTACAGATACAGAGATCATGGCATACAGTGGACACAAAAGTAGAGAAAGTTTGATGCCTTATGTATGTATTAGCACACACCAAGCACGTAATGCTGCAGAGAAGAGAAACTTTACAATGGATGATGAAGAATGGACATAGTTAAATATATAGATACACTAGGTTTGTCCTTAGATGAAAGTTACAGGGGAAACTGTCCTAAGTGTGGTGGCAGAAACACTTTTACCACTACCAGAAGCGTTGGAAAACTGTTGTATAATTGTTACAAAGCAGGGTGTTCATTATCTGGAACAACAAAACAAAAAGTGTCTGTTAATGATTTAAAAAGTAATGAAGCTACTGTATCAAGCAACTTTGATATGCCTACACACATTATACCTGCTATTGATAGCACAAAAAACAGTCCAACATTTGAGAAGTTTTCTTGTAGGTATGGATTGAACCTAGATATATTAAATATGTATTACGATTTGAAGGAGAACAGAATAGTTTTTCCTATAACACATGACTATAAAGTTGTAGATGCTGTAGGCAGGGTTACAAACTCTAAAGTTTCACCTAAATGGAAAAGGTATGGTGCTAGTGGGTATGGTTATAGTGTTGGTGATGGTAATATAGCTATTATAGTAGAGGACTGCATCTCTGCAACTGTTGTGTCTCAAGCTTTTGATGGTTGTGTAGGGTTTGCTTTACTTGGAACTACTTTTTTAACTTCGTATTGTGAACAACTTGAAGATGTAGATACAATAATCATTGCGTTAGATCCTGATGCTAACAACAAAAGTTTAGAACTTAAACGCCAACTAAGTTCTTACTTGAACGCAAAAATATTTTCGTTTAAACTAGAAGATGACTTGAAATATAGAAAGAAACATGATATAAGTGGACTCAAAGAAAAAATTGAAATGCGGAATGGAAGGAATGGATAATGGAATTAGCATTGCTACGCACACTTACTTCTCGTAACTTTTATGAGAACAATAAAAGTATAGCAAAGGAAAGAATATTCAGAAGCAAGGAGACAAGAAGCATTAAGTCTACTATAGATCAAGCAATGGTAGAATATGAAAATGATATTTCTGTAGCAGATGTAGAAGCATTATTCTTTTCTTTGAATCAAACTTTAACGACAGCACAAAAGGATATGTATAATGTGTTGTTCAGAAAGATGCATGACAGTTCAGAATTGAACCATGATGTAGCACAAGATGTATTAAGAGAACTAAACAGAGAGGATGCTGCCAATGAACTTGTAGATGTAGCTTTCAAGATGTCCAATGGTGAGATAACTTCTTTACATAAAGTTATTGAATTTATTGACAGGCGAGAAGAAGATTTTATGCCTTCACTGAAGGTTACTTTTGAAAATATGGACATAGACGAACTTCTCAAGAAAAATGAGTTGGAGTTTAAGTGGAAGATAAACATTCCCTCTGTTGCACAGTTAGTTCCCGGAGTTAATGGAGGTCAATTGATTGTAGGAGCAGCTAGACCCAACACAGGCAAAACAAGTAGCCATGCTTTTTTATGTGCAGGTAAGGGTGGATTTCTTCATCAAGGGGCAAAGGTTATGGTGCTTGCAAATGAAGAGGCTACCAATAGAGTATCTGCAAGGTATCTTACTGCAGCTTGCAACATGACAATAAGAGAAATAGTTAAAGATAAAGCAAAAGCAGAAACAATGTTTAGTCCTATAAAAAATAATCTTCATGTAGCTGATGCTACAGGGTGGGATTTAGATAGGATGGAGAGAGCAGTTAAGGCATACAAACCAGACATTCTCATAGCTGACATGGCAGATAAATTTCAGCCAGAGGGTGCATACACAGCCCACCATGAGAAACTAAAAGCTACCTACATACGTTTGCGTATCATAGCAAAACAATATGGTTGTGTTATATTGGCTATGTCGCAACTATCTGCTGACGCAGAAGGTAAAGTGTTTGTAGATATGTCTATGCTTGAAGGAAGCAGAACAGGAAAAGCATCTGAAGCAGATGTGTTGTTCTGTATTACTAAAACACCAATGGTTGAAGGACAACAGGAAGAAGACAGTGCAGAAAGACACTGGCTTGTATTAAAGAACAAACTTACTGGAAAACATGGTAGGGTTGTAACTATGTTTGATCCAGAGACAGCTACCTATACAGCGTAGGAGAGTAACATGAAACTTACAGTGGATATAGAGAATACAATTACTCGTTTACCCTCTGGTAAAATATTACTTGATCCGTTCACACCAGACAATAAACTTGTTCTTGTATGTACAAAGAAAGATACAGGAGAGGAGTCTTCTTTTTGGTTTAATCATAGCACCCACAATACTGAGAACGCAAAGGAAAAACTTCAATCTCAACTTGATGAGGCTACCGTTATAATATGTCATAATGCACAACATGAATTAACGTGGTTGTGGGACTGTGGATTTAAATACGATAAACCAGTTTTTGATACCATGTTAGTGGAATATTTATTTCAAAGAGCACAGAAACAACCCTTGTCTTTACAGGCTATAGCAGAACGATACGATCTTGAAAACCAAAAGATGGATTTAATGAAGGAGCAGCTTAAAGCTGGAGTATCTGTGGATGATATAGATGGAGATGAGCTAGAAGAATATTGTTTAGCAGATGTAAGAGCTACACAAGAGTTAGCAGACACGTTAAGAAAAAAATTATATACAGAAGAATACTCTTCTTTAGAATCTATAACACTACTGACGAATGAGTTATGTGTGTTATTGGCTAAGATATATTCAAGAGGTTTTTCTGTAGATAAAGAAACTTTACACAAGGTTAAAAGACAATTTAAAAAAGAGCAAGCCGATATACAGCAAAGCTTAAATGCTCAAGTGATAGAGTTAATGGGAGATACACCTATAAACCTATCTTCTCCAGAACAGTTGAGTATGTTAATATATAGCAGAAAACCTAACGACAAATCTAATTGGTCTTCATGCTTTCCAAAGTATATGCAGAAAAGAGATTTTGATAAAGAGGTTAAAAACAAAAGTAGCATTGCATATAAAACAAAAGCAATACAATGTTCTGATTGTTTTGGTAAGGGCTTCAACTTAGTTAGAAAGAAAGATGGCACTATAGGAAAAGCAAAACGATTATGTAGAGTGTGCGACACTAAAGGTATTATATATTTACCACAACAACGTGTAGCAGGGCTTAAATTCTCTGCTCCTTCTGCAAGTTGGGTATCTAATCATGGCTTTAGTACAAGTAAAACAAATCTAGAGCTTCTGGAAACGGTAGCTAAACGTAAGAATATGACGAAAGCACAAAACTTCTTACATAAAGTTCGTAGATTATCTGCATTAGATACCTATCTATCTTCTTTTGTGGATGGCATAGAAACTTACATGAAGAGTGACGGTAAGTTGCACGTTAGATTAGTGCAACATAGAACAGCTACAGGGAGGTTAGCTTCTGATTCTCCGAACTTACAAAACATGCCAAGAGGAAATACTTTTCCAATTAAAAAAGTTTTTAGGTCACGTTGGAAAGGTGGGAAAATTATAGAGGCAGACTTTGCTCAACTTGAGTTTAGAACGGCTGCTTTTCTAGGTCAGGACAACATAGCTAAAGATGAAATAAATACTGGATTTGATGTGCATAGTTATACTGCCAAGGTAATATCGGATGCAGGACAACAAACTTCTAGACAAGAAGCTAAAGAACATACCTTCGCTCCATTGTTTGGTGCTACAGGGTATGGAAAAACTACTGCAGAGGAAACATACTACAAGCAATTCATAAAAAAATATGATGGTATAGGTGCTTGGCATACCAATCTAGCTAATGAAGTTATGTCTACTGGTATGGTTACGACTCCTACTGGAAGACAATTCGCTTTTCCTAATGCTAAACGTAGGAGCAATGGTAGCATTACATACTTTACGGCTGTAAAGAATTATCCTGTACAATCTGTATCTACAGACATTGTGCAATTAACTTTACTTTTAGTCGAAGCTGCTTTACAAAATAATGGTCTTACAAGTATGATTGTAAATAGTGTACATGACAGCGTAGTTATTGATGTGTATCCTAACGAAGAAGAGAAGGTAAAAAAATGCATAGATGCGGTAGAAAAACACTTAGAAACTGCGTTAAATTTAAAGTTTGCAATGAAGTTTGATGTACCGTTGTCTATGGAATGTAAGATAGGAGATAATTGGATGGAAGTATCAGAATATCGTTGACAAATTTTAGTTTTAGTGTATAATGGTCAACTTATTTAACATCGAAAGGAAAAACTTTTATGAGTACAGAGTTAGCAACAATTAATACAGATAACTATGATTTGATGGCTAGTGCTATGGGCATGGGTAAGCCACCAAAGGCAGACACGAACACTGCCCTTCCTAGAATGAAGATTGAACACAGACCTATTATGGATACTGTAGATACTAAAGGAAAGAAGCGACAAATGGAGGTTGTTCCGGGAGGAACCTTTGCATTAACTGATAGCAATGGAAAGACTCATTACTCAGAAGGAATTACATTTCGTCCATTTCTTCAACGGTTTAGGTATGTTCGTTGGGTTCCCTTTACACATCCAGATGAAGCAGGACGTAAGGGTAATTTTATTAAGTCAGTATTTTCTACACAAGATAACTTTAATAACTCTGACCATATGGATTCAGATGGTGGTTTTAATTGTGGTAGACCTTCTGGATACATTAAGGATTGGAAAGCTTTACCAGAATCTACTCGCAGATTAATCTCTTCAGTTAAAAGAGTACGTGCTTTATTTGGCGTAGCTTCTTCAAATGAGGTATTGAACGAGAAGGGAGAGTCTTCTGGTGAACCTATTAACATTCCAGTTATATGGGAAGTTAATAATAAGGATGCCTTCAAATCTATGGGAGAAGCAGTGGAACAATACTTCTCTGCAAAGAGATTATTGCCAGAACATTCTATGACCATTACCACAGAGGGCAATCCCATGACTAATGGAAACATGTTATATTCACCCATTGTTTCTGTAGATTTATCCAACAAGATTAGCATCAAAGAGGAAGATCAAGATATTTTCCGTAGCTTTGTAGATTGGGTTGACGGTCAAAACAGTTGGATAAAATCACGATATGAGGAAAAGTCAAATGGTTCTGGTTATTCTCAAGCAGAAGATGATGTTATAGATGAATTTATAACTGTAACAGAGGAGTTGTAAAGTGGAACATCCTGTTGAATTTATGGTGCATGACTATTTCAGTAAAGTTATTAGTGGGTCTAAAGGAATGTCAAAAACCACTAGAAATAAAATAATGAAACATGTAGAACAAGCTGTAGCTAAACAGTTTGACGATAAAGACAACAGGAAGTTCAGACTAAGAGCCAGCAACATTGGTAGAGCTACTTGCCAACTTTGGTTTATGAAAAACAAGCCAGAGAAGGCAGTAGCTCGTGGCACAAATTTTTTACTTAGAATGTTGATAGGAGATATAACTGAAGCTGTCTTCAAAGGTGCATTAAATGAAGCTGGTGTAAAATATGGAGAACCAGAAAAAGTACAGGTAAAAATTGCTGGAGAGACAATTAGTGGAGAGTATGATCTTATCGTAGATAATAAAGTAGATGATATTAAATCTGCTAGTCCTTGGAGCTATAGAAACAAATGGGTATCAGGAAATAGTGTAGAAAAGAATGATAGCTTTGGCTACATAGGACAACTTGCTATATATGCAAAAGGCAAAGGTGTTGAAGCTGGAGGATGGTGGGTTATCAATCATTCTTCAGGAGAGTTTAAATATATAAAGTATACAAGTGATACAGATGCAGTAATTAAAAACTTAGAAGATACCGTAAATACACTAAAAGAAAATAAATTTAAACGCTGTTATAACCCTATTGAGGAGACATACAGAGGAAAACCAAGTGGAAGATATGTTCTTAATAAAGAGTGTCAGTTTTGTGATTTCAGATATACTTGTTGGGGAAAGGCACTGTCCAGAGAACAATCTAAAGTAAGCAAAGCTAAAGAAAAGCCTATGGTATATTACATAAACAAAGAAGAAGAATCTTATAATAAAGAAAACTTTTAACAAAAAAGGATGTCTGTGCCATGATGGAAATAGTTATCACAAACAACATGAGAAATAAAGCACACAAAAAAGCAAAAGAAATGGGAGTGCTATATAAGAGCATCACTCGTGGAAAGGGAAATGTGTTTGGTTTTCTTGGTGAAGAAATAGCTAGAAAAGTTTTAGGAGGAGAAGAGAATAACACAAGAGATTATGATTTAATTGTATCCAATAAAAAGATAGATGTTAAGACAAAGAAAACTTCTGTTGCTCCAAAATTAAACTATGAATGTAGTGTAGCAGACCTAACTAAAAAACAAGAGTGTGATTATTTTGCTTTTGTAAGGGTTTTAGATGATCAATCTAAAGGGTGGTTTCTTGGTGTAAAAGATAGAGATAAATATTATGAAGAGGCTACATATTTAACAAAAGGTCAGCATGACCCAAGTAATAACTTTACTGTTAGAGCTAATTGTTATAATCTTCCTATTTCTTCTTTGTCATTTAATGAGGAAGGTATTATCCATAATGGTTCAAAAGTCAAAGTATAATAAAAAAGGATACAAAAAAGCTAGAGCAAGTGGGTTTAGATCTGGTTTAGAAGAAAAAGTAGCAAAGCAAATAGAAAAAGCTAACAACAAAATACGATATGAAACTGTAAAAATAAAATGGATTGATTTTGCTATACGTTCTTACACACCAGATTTTGTTTTAGACAATGGTATAATAATAGAAGTAAAAGGTTTTTGGTCTGTATCAGACAGAAAGAAACATGCACAAGTTAAAAAACAACACCCAAAACTAGATGTTAGAATTGTTTTTGAAAACAGTAAAAGAAAAATTAGAAAAGGTTCAAATACAACTTATGGAATGTGGTGTGATAAAAATGATATATTGTTTTATGATAGGATCATACCTTTAACGTGGATGAACGAAAAGATAAAATTTATGCCACCAAAAATAGTAACTGTAGAAGAGAGGCAGGATGACAATGCGATTTAATCAGATAAATAAAAATGATTTTGTTATTGTGTTAAAACCTGTCATGGCAGATGCAGACGAAGAATATGAAGAAAGCATAGGATGGACAGGAGAAATACAAATTCAACTTTTTGCAGACCTGTCTAAGTCATCGTTAAGTAAACAGGAAATGACCACTATGGAAAATCTTTGTTCCTTGTTGGCTGCTGCCGTTCCTGCTTTGAATGAAAATGCTTTCATTAGATATGTAGTCAATGAATATGCAGAACTCAATTCAATGGAATTAGAGCACATGGATATAGTAGAACATGCAGAAAAAATAACAAAGGGAAATGTTATACAATTAAAATTTGACAGTGATACGGAAGGAAATGCCTAATGCCAAGTGATGATTACATATTAGCTAGAGAAGCAATGCAAAAAGCTAAAGAAAAAAGTGAAGATATGGTTAATAATCCACCACACTATAACAAACATGGCATAGAGTGTATACAAGCTATACGAGCAGCTTTAACAGACGAAGAATTTCGTGGCTATTGTAAGGGAAATGTGGTAAAGTATACGTGGAGAGAAACATATAAAAACAAAGATGAAGACTTACAAAAGGCTGAGTGGTATTTAAATAGATTATTAAAAGAAGTAGTTATAAACAATGAAAGCTAGAGTCAACCTATTTTTAGAAATTGAGGATGGTGAGTTTATGATGCCTGTAGATGGTGATCCTACGACTGAATTAACAGAGATGCTACATGATCTACTAGAAAATCTAGAAGGAACTAGAGTTCTTAACCTAAAAGTAAAATGCACTGGAGTACCTAAATATGAACTATATGAATGACTACCAAAGATTCATTGCTCTTTCAAGATATGCTCGTTGGATAGAAGAGGAAAATAGAAGAGAAACTTGGGAAGAGACTGTAAGCAGACTTATAAATTATTTTAAGTATCATACAGAACATAACTTAGAAGTTTCTATTGATGATGGTATGTGGAAACAAATAAAGGGAGGCATTGTATCTTTAAATATTATGCCTAGCATGAGAGCTATGATGACTGCTGGTCCTGCTTTAGATAGAGAGCACATAGCTGGCTATAACTGTTCTTACATTCCTATTGATAATCCTAAAGCTTTTGATGAAGTTCTTTATATTTTAATGAACGGAACAGGAGTAGGATTTTCTGTTGAAAGACAATACATAAATAGTTTACCTACAATACCTGATCGAGAGTTTGAGCATACAGAAGATGTAATTTCTGTAGCAGACTCAAAAGAAGGATGGGCAAGAGCGTTTAGAGATTTGATTTCATATCTGTATACATGTCGCATACCAAAGGTATACGTAAATAAAATACGTCCTTCAGGAGCAAGGTTAAAGACCTTTGGAGGTAGAGCTTCAGGACCACAACCTTTAGTTGATCTATTTGATTTTACTATTAATAAGTTTAAAGAAGCTAGTGGAAGAAAGCTAAACTCATTAGAGTGTCACGACATTGTATGTAAAACAGGTGAGGTAGTAGTTGTAGGAGGAGTACGTAGGTCTGCTCTTATATCTCTGTCAAATCTATCTGATTATCGTATGAGAGAAGCTAAGACAGGACAATGGTGGGAAACTAATCCAGAACGAGCTTTAGCTAATAACTCTGCTGTGTATACAGACCTGCCAGATACAGGTACATTTATGAATGAATGGCTATCTCTGTATCAAAGCAAGTCTGGTGAACGTGGTCTATTTAACAGACAGTCAGCACAGATTAAAGCTGCACAAAACGGAAGAAGAAATGCAGATGTGGAATTTGGAACAAACCCTTGTTCAGAAATAATACTAAGACCAAATCAATTCTGCAATTTAACAGAAGTTGTATGTAGAAAGGGTGACACAAAAACCACACTTAGAAATAAAATAAAATTAGCTACTATACTTGGAACTATTCAATCTACCCTTACTAACTTTGGGTATTTAAGAAAACGGTGGATTAACAATACAGAGGAAGAAAGGTTGTTAGGTGTATCATTAACTGGTATAATGGACTGCGAATTACTCAATGGAACAACAGAAAAGCTACCAAATACGCTAGAGTATTTACGTAATGTAGCTGTAGAAACAAATAAAGAATGGGCTAAAAAGTTGGGAATACCACAATCTACAGCTATTACTTGTGTTAAACCTTCAGGTACAGTCAGCCAACTTGTAGATAGTTCTAGTGGTATTCATGCAAGACACAATCCACATTATATACGTACAGTTAGAGCAGATAATAAAGATCCATTGACACAGTTGATGAT